GAGAGGTCCCGAATGATATTCTGTTTCTGACGATGGCTGCCGACGTTCAGCGCGGCATGGAGAAATATTCTGAGTACACGAACGATGAGATTCAAGAACTAGCCCAGAAATTCAAGAAAGACAAAGACGATAAGAAACTTGAAGGACTCCCCAGGGTAGAGGCCGAAGTTTGCGGCCATGGATGGGACTTTCGAACCGCATCAATCATTTATAAACATTTTTATGGCCATATCGATGACGAAACCGCCGGCGCATGGCAGGAATTTACGGACTGGATAGAGGAAACCGGCCTGAGATTCACGCGAAAAGACGGCTATACCTTCGATTTAAAGCGGATTTTTATCGATTGCGGGGATGGAATGTACGACTCAACGGTCGTTTCTTACTGCTCAAAGTGGCCAGGAACCTATCCGACAAAGGGTAGAACGCCGTTGAAACAGGACAGAATGAAGACCGGGACCATTGATGAGATGTCAAAAATGGACTTTATCAGGTATAAAAAGTCGGAAACCGGGACAAATGACTTGATTCTGGTGGTAGTGAACTATTACAAACGCCATATTTACAGCAATCTCAAGCATAAACCAGACCAGCAGACAGGGGAACAGCCGCCGAACTCGCATATCACGCCGGATGATTACCCGGATAGCTATTTTAAAGGGCTCACGGCGGAAACCCAGGATCGGAAAGGGAATTTTCATAACCGAGCGGGGCGCAGGAATGAACCGCTTGATCTTCTGGTTCTGAACAAATGCGCGGCAGATCATGTCGTTGATGGATGGATCGAATTGAAGCGGTATCAGCTCAAAGAGCGATACAAGAAGGCCGGAAAGCCGGTGCCGTCGAAGGATCAGCTCAAGAAAGTATACAACAGAGAGACGGTGACCGAAATTTATGAGCGGGAATTGCGCTCTAAAGGGTGGTGATTCAGATTGACATGCAGGATCTATTTTTATAACCTTTATTTTCTCACAGGTGGTTTAGCGACCAGTAAATGACCGGGAGTGCCTGCATCATTCCTGGTCAGCCTGTCAAACATTCAATTTATGCAGGAGATTGACATGCCGAATAATGCAGATTTGCAGCAATTAGAAAGATATCAGGAAGTCAGAGAAAAGCTCGGAGACATCATTGATTTAATTGATACGATGCCGTTTAGTGAGCAGATTGACACAATCAATCATATCAAACTAGAGATCCACAGTATTAGTCCGTTTAAAAAAGAACCGGTTGATTGCGTAATATGGGAGAAACAAGAAAATGTTGTGGCAAACGAATACAACCCGAACAAAGTTGCTCCTCCTGAAATGAAACTACTTGCACATTCCATTCATAAAGACGGGTATACACAGCCAATCGTCACATGGCCGAATGATAAAGGGCAGATAGAAGTCATTGACGGTTTTCACAGAAATAGAGTCGGGAAAGAGAACGAACAAGTCAGGGAAAGGATTCATGGCTATCTACCTGTCGTAAAAATCAATATAGATAGGCAAGATAAAAACGACAGGATAGCGTCAACAATCAGGCACAATCGAGCGCGAGGGAAACACACAGTTGACTCAATGTCTGATATCATTCTGGAGCTTAAAGCGCGAAATTGGAAAAACGCAAGGATAGCGCGTGAATTAGGCATGGATGAAGACGAAATCTTAAGACTTTGCCAGATTACTGGTCTTGCAGATTTGTTTTCAGATGAAGAATTCAGCCGATCATGGGACATCGAAAACACTGAACAACCAGATTTTATCCCTTTGGATGAATTCACAGACTTTGACGAATCTGAACAAGTCAGGACAGTAAATACAGATGATGAAACAAGGATTTTTCACAAATGGGAAGACTGGGAATGCCAGAAAGCAGGATTTTACGAGAGCTCTTTCCCCGGGAAAACAAAAGAAGAATGCGAAAGAGAATATGCGGAGTTTTTATCCGACCTTGATTTATTCGCAGAGGCAATGCAGGGAGTTATTACAAAATGGAAATACAGTTGTGAGCATTATCTAACTAATCAGGCAATGAATAGGATAGCGTGGATGGGGCAAGCAGCAATGTGTTATGCAACTGGTATTCCTGCAGCCTTCAGGGGTGGATTTAATCTCCTTTCTGAAAAACAGCAGCAAGCAGCTGATGAAAAAGCGCTAGAATATATAAATAAATGGCTCGCAATAAACAATAGAGAGCAAGCGACAATGGAACAAGCCAATCCAGGCAGGCAATCTACTATTTATTAATATGATAAAAAAATACAATAAAACAAGCGTTTTGCAAGCCGCCAGGGAACGCATTGCGGAAACTTTCGATGGGTTTGAAAAGATTTACTGCAGTTTTTCAGGCGGCAAAGATTCGACTGTCATGCTACATCTTGTCATGGAAGAGGCTATAAGGAGAAAGAGAAAAATCGGGGTATTAATATTCGATCTTGAAGCGCAATATGCGGAAACGATAAAACATGTTGAATCAATGATAGAATTATATTCCGACAATATAGATTTGCATTGGTTTTGCGGTGAGATGAAACTCAGAAACGCCCTAACTAATTTTGAACCGCAATGGGTAACATGGGATGAAAATAACAAGGATATTTGGGTTAGGGAAAAACCGGAACAAGCCTCTGATTTATCTCAATATGATTTTTATATCCCGAAAATGGAATTCGAAGAATTGATGGTTTTATTCGGCCGATGGTACGCAAAAGATGAACCTTGTGCGGCTTTTATAGGGATAAGGGCAGATGAAAGCCTGCATAGATATTGCGCGATTGCTACTTGGCAAAAGAAAGGGATAATGTTTAATAATCGGCGCTGGTCAACAAAATGCATTGATCAAGTTTACAATATCTATCCTATTTATGATTGGAAAACTGAGGATATTTGGCGCTTTCACGGCAAATACCAGGAACTACCGTATAATAAAATTTATGACAAAATGCAAATGGCAGGTGTCAAGCTTTCGCAGCAAAGGCTTTGCCAGCCATACGGGGATGATCAAAAACAGGGCCTATGGCTTTACCACATTTTAGAGCCAGACACTTGGTTTAAACTGATTGCTCGCGTGAATGGTGCTAATTCTGGAGCTTTGTATATTCAGGAAAACGGGAATATATCAGGCAATAGAAAAGTAACTCTCCCAGACGGGCACACCTGGAAATCATTTACAAATCTATTGCTTTCAACGATGCCAAAGAAAACACAAAAACATTACCGACATAGATTTAAAAAGTTTCTTTGGGGGTGGAAGAAACGCGGATACCCTGAAGAGATACCAGACGAAGCACCGATGCAATTGGAAACAAAATGTTGGGTTCCTTCCTGGCGCAGAATGGCGCGTTGCCTTCTTAGAAATGATTATTGGTGTAAGGGGCTAGGCCAAACTCAACCAAAATCGGACGCTTACCAAAAATTTAAAGCATTAAAAAAGGCGGAACAAAATACATGAAAGAAAACAAGCCCATAAAACCAAAACAACCAGAATTAAATCAGCTACTTAAAGACAAAACCAAACCAAAACCCCGCAAATCAGCGAGCTATTGTCCGGTATGTGGATCAGAACTTGATAACAGGCGCCAATGCAGGTATTGCGGTTACAGTCCGAGCTGATGCGATTAACTGGTGCCGTGAGCATCAAATAAATTAATTAAAAATTAGTATTTGACAAATAAATTTTAATCAATTAGATTGATCAGCATACAACAACAATTCAAAAATGCTGATCAATGTCCTGTATCCGCACAGAAGATCATACCGATTGGACTGCTGATCTGGTCGCAGTCCGAGCGCAAATCACCGCTATCAATGCGGCTCTAGCCGATGATACTGTTCTATCCGGTACCCGGGAATATTCATTCGATTCTGGAACCGGAATTCAACGCGAAAAATTCTCAAGCCCGCAAGATCTAATCCAAACACTTTCGACATTATTGGCCCGCCGTGATCGCCTGAAAAGATTACTCCGTGGAAACGGACTTTTAAGGGGGGCAATGCGTCGATAATGGGAATCAAAGAATTCTTTTTCGGGAAAACTCCCAAACCTCAGCCACAACAACAGCAAAAATCTATCCAGACCGCCTCACGCGATGCGCAGCAACCACAAGCCGCTGGAGACTTCACAACCATGCGCTATGGCTTTGATACCCGGCGCAGCGGCGGCAAGTCCCGCAGAGGCCTAAGCCATTATCAGCGCACTCTCGTTCTTGACCATACCGCTCTCAGGATGAATGGGCGATACATGATGCACGACAGCAAAGAAGCCCGGATGGTCAACAGGCGTTTCACGGATTGTGTAGTCGGCAATGGCCTGAGGCTGAATCCAAGTCCTGACGCTGATGTGCTGGGGATTTCAGCGGATCAGGCCGAGGCATGGGCGAAGGATGTCAAGACCCGTTTCGATTTATGGGCGCGCTCCAAAGGTTCTGATGCTACCGGCACGAATAATTTCTACCAGAATATGCGATTTTATGAATGGCAATATTCAAGAGATGGCGAAGTATTTGTCCGGCTCAATTACAGCGATGATCCAGAACTTATCAATCCCGTTCAAATTGGATTCGTAGACCCGAATCAGATCAGGGGTGATGAATTCACAATCAGCTTAGGCCCGACCTCGCAAAAAGACGGCATTATCAAAGACGAAAACGGCAAAGAAATCGGATATAAAGTATGGATTCAAGATCCCAAAAATCCGGGAGCGTTCAAAGCCGTTGAAGTCCCGGCAAAAGACCCGGACACCGGAAGACCGATTATGCTACATGGGTATAACCCGGAATACGCCGGTCAAAGTCGAGGATATCCTGAAATGAGCCACGGCCTTGAGGATTTTGAGGATATTACGAGCTATTCCAGGTCCGCAGCTAAAAAGATGGTGCAGGAAT